TCCTAGCCACAACACTAAGTCTCACATTGTTAAAGCTTGCGAAAACGGCAAAGAAAAGATTATACGCTTTGGACAACAAGGTGTTACTACTGCTGGCAAAAAAACAGACGCAAAATCAAAAGCACGTAGAGCTAGCTTTAAAGCTCGACATGCAAAGAACATTAAAAAAGGTAAAATGTCTGCTGCGTACTGGGCTGACAAAGTAAAATGGTAATTATGGGAAAAGGACACTACGGTCAATATACTGGCAATGCAAGACATTCGAGAACTCCAGTTACTAAAAGTAACTACGGCTCAACTGTAAGAGATGACGCTGCGCATATTGATTATTTAAAGCGTGACGTTAATTACGATGCTAAGCATGGCGGTAGCGACAAGCAGATGACTGATGATGAGAAGCATATCTCTAAACTAGCTGGTGACATGAAGTATGACAAGAAGCATCATGGTTCACCTGCTAAAGCACATTGTTATAAATAATGAAATCAAAAGGTTTAGGCGACGACATAGCTAAGCTTACTAAAGCTACTGGTATTAAAACAGTGGTTGATAAAATGGCTAAAGGTTTAAATATAAACTGTGGTTGCAACAACCGACAAGAGTGGTTTAACGAAAAATTTCCATATAAAAACTAATGGCATTTAAACTAACACCCCCGTTTACAATAGACAACACTCCAATATATCATGTTGATATGGAAGATGGTGTGTTAGGCAAAGCTAACAACAATGGTACTATCATTATAAATAAAAATGTTTCACCAGCTAAATTACAAGAAGTTGTTGATCACGAGATGATCCACATAGATCAAATGAAGCGTGGTGATCTTGATTATGATGATAAAAACGTCTACTGGAAAGGTAAAGTAATACCAAGATCAAGTATAAAAGAAGGTGATCCCTCCTTGGGGTGGGAAGCTGAAGCATATAGAAACACATAATGAAGACGTCTAAGAAAGGATATTTAAGAAACAGCCCTGATGTTAACAAGTCAACTAATAAGATACTAGGTGGCAAGATAACAATGAAAGGAGTTGACTTTAAAGTGTTAGGCACAGACGATAGAGGCTACACGAAAGTTATGCACCCAGGTTACGACTATACATTTCCTGGTGCTAAACACGTTATAGAAAAACGTTTAAAATAAAAATATGGGATTTAAATTACCAGGAGTTAAAATAAAAACATACGGTGTTAAAGGTGGTTCATCTCCATTTAAACAATCAGTAGATGAAACAAGTGGTGATCCAGTTGATGAAAGGTTTGGTATAAACGTTTCAGATTCTTCTGATGTTATAAACAGAGCTAGTCTACCAACAGCTTATAAAACTAAATTATTAGAAGGTTATTCCGCTATAGGTAAACCTTATCAAAGATATGAAGGTGGAGGTAAACATAAGTTTATAGGTGGTAGACATTCATACGATGGACATGAAGCTCCTGATTTACAAGACCCTTTTGATTATGACAATAAAACCTATGTAACTCCAGCTGCCGGTTTAGAAGTTTCTAATACAGCTGCTAGAGAAAGTTCTAATATATATGACACGCTCGAAGAGCAGTTCAGACTGTCAAAAGAAAATGAAGATCCTGAAATAGCTAGTAAAGCTATTTTTGATGCTCAAGAAAAGTTTTACAAGGATGTTTATGGTTATGATCCTGAAAAACAATCGTGGATAAAACCTGCCAAAGATAGATTAAGTTGGCAAGATCCTGTAATTCAAAATACAGCTAAAATGATTGACAAATTTAATACTGCTAGAGTAACAGCGTTAGAAGATAGAAAGAAATCACAGGATGCTATGAGATTAAAACTTTTTCCAGGATTAAAAAAGTAAAAAAATATGTGATAATATTAGTATAACAATCTAATCTAATATTATGAAAAATTTATTTTTAGTACTATCATTTATTTTAATTTCAGTATCAACGTATAGCCAAGACGATTTCAGTGGCTGGTGGCAAAGTAAAACTTCTAAATACATCACAATGATCTACACTGGTAGTTATGGTGTATCAGCAGTTGTCAACTATAGCCCAAGTACTGATAATACAATACATGAAGAGATAATTAAAAGAAACAAAAAAACATTTGTAACACGCTTGTTTAATCCAGCTAACGGTTACCTTGTAGAAGTAAAATACAAATTAAAAGACAAAAATAATTTAATCTGTAAGTTTAGTGGTGATTTAAATAAAACTATACATCTTACTAGATACGAAGTAAATTTAAAAGATAAACTAAAAAAATAATTAAAATGCCGTATAAAAAATCCCCCATGAGTAAATCGTCTTGTATTAAGATGTACGATAAAAAAGGTAAACAATCAGGACTAATGATGGAAGGTTCTGCAATGCACATGTCAATGCTACACAAGGAGTCTATTGGTCAAGAAAAGAAAAACCTAATGGAAGACATGCCTATCGATAATAAAGCATCAGCTATGGAAATGTCTCCATATAAAATGCATAATAAAGAGCATCTCCGGCAAGTCGGTAAAGATATGCCTTTGCAAATGGGTCACGAGTCACCAGCTAAACAAATGGACGAAAGGTCAGGTGAAAGAGATGAGTTTGGAAATATTATTCCTGAAGGTTTTACTAGCGATGCACCTGAAGTTACAGGCACAAGAATATTATCTGACAGAAATATAGCTATTAGAACATCTAAGCACCCAAAGCGACCAGAAGAATTAAAGGCAGCGCAAAAGGCTGCAAAGAAAAGACTTGCTAGTGATGAGTATAGTGAAAGCGAAAGACAAGCTTTTAACAAACAACTTAAGCAATCAGGATACGTGTACAAACAATAACATAGGTATAGATGAAAAAACTTTTAAGTCTTTTATCAGGTGGTATAATTAAAGACGTAGGTAATGTAATCGACAAGCTTACAACTACAGATGAGGAAAGATTAGCTGCTAAGCAAAAGATTCAAGAGTTATTAGAAAAAGCAGATCAAGACGCACAGGCGCAAGTTACTGAAAGATGGAAAATGGATATGCAATCAGATTCATTTTTATCTAAAAACATTCGGCCACTTGTACTTGTGTATCTTACATCTATATTTACTATTCTAGCTTTTGCTGATGGCAACGTAGGTGGATTTGTAGTAGCAGAAGATTATATCCCAATTTTTCAATCACTACTAATAACGGTATACGGCGCGTACTTCGTGGGTAGAACTTGGGAAAAATCAAAGAAATCAAGTGATAATAAGTGAGTTAAACAATTAAATTAAATCAAATGTCAAACATGATTACAGCTGAAGAGCTTAAAACTATTAAAGAACAACAAACAGAACTAGGTGGTATCATCAATCAAATCGGTCAACTAGAGACTAACAAGCACGCTTTGCTGCATAAGATCGCTGGTGTTAATGAAGGTATTGAAGAAACCAAAAAGCAACTAGAAGATAAATACGGATCTATTAGCATTAATCTTGAAGACGGTAGTTATAAAGAGGTTGAATCTGAAGACGCTCAAGAACTTTCAGTTGTAAAAGGAGAGGACTAATGAGTACTGTTATAAGGAAAATTAGTATTGGTTCTGATTACAAGAATGAAGCTATGCACTATGCTATAGGTCAGCAGGTGTATGGCGGACATGAGATCTCTCACATAATGTTCGAAGAACCTGACGCCTCTTATAACATATTCATAAAGAAAAACAACGAGATATTGCCATGGAAGAAGTTTAATTCTAACATGGCTATATCTGTTGAATATGATTTAGAATATTAATGAAAAGCGTTTTTGATTTTATAGTTATGCCAGAAGGAAATAGGTATAGTAATGAAGTTGATGTAAATGGTGATAAGCTTATAGTTAATTCTAGTATAGAAAACTTTAAGTTAATAAATAGAAAAGCAACGGTGCTTACAGTACCTACCGCTTTTACAACACCTATACAAGAAGGTGATGAGGTTATTATACACCATAATGTATTTAGAAGATATTATAACCATCAAGGTAAAGAAGTAGATAGTAGTAAAACATTTGGCGATAATAAATACCTTTGTCAATACGATCAAATATATCTTTATAAAAGTATGGTTAAATGGTTACCAGTAGGTGAACATTGTTTTATTATACCAATTGAAAATAACGATGAATGGTCTCAAGAGCCAGAGCAGAAAAATAAAGGTATAGTAAAGATAGGGAATAAAACTTTAACGTCACTAGGTATTAACGAAGGTGACTTAGTTGGTTTTAAATCTAATAGAGAGTTTGAGTTTATTATAGATAAACAAAGACTATATTGTATGCAATCAAATGATATTTTAGTTAAGTATGAGTTCAAAGGAAACGAGAAGGAATATAATCCGAGCTGGGCAAAAAGCAGTTAAAGAGCTCATTAAAGTAGCTGAAGAAAAAATCATCACTAATACTGAAGATGATGTTTCTGCAGATAGACTTAAGAATGCAGCTGCTACTAAAAAGCTAGCTATATTCGATGCTTTTGAAATACTGTCTAGAATAGACGAAGAAAAAAATATGCTTGAAGATAAACCTGGAGAAAGTAAAGAAAAAAGTTTTAAAGGTTTTGCTGAGGGTAGATCAAGGTAATGTACGAGCAATCTTTAGTTAAAGTAATAAAAGACCATATAAAGCCTAATATTATTAAAAAAAATAATAGGTATAAAAAATGGGAGTATGGTTATGATGTTGAAAACGACATTATAATTATAAGTAAAGATGGTACTATAGGTGATATTATTGAAATACAAAACTTAAGAATAGCACTACCATTGTTACCGGAAAACATTTACAGTTCTTCTAAAAAAATAGAAGAGCAAGTATGGGTTAAAGAAGAATACCCTAAAGCTTTATCTAAAATAAAAAGTGTATTTGATTGGGAGCGTTACCCATCTAACTTTAAAGAGCAATGGTATGATTATATTGATACAGAGTTTAAAAGACGTGATGAAGGTTTCTGGTTCTATAACAAGGGTATTCCTACTTATATCACTGGCACTCATTACATGTACTTGCAGTGGAGTAAAATTGATGTTGGCGCAGCCGATTACAGAGAGTCAAATAGGCTTTTCTTTATATTCTGGGAAGCGTGTAAAGCCGACCAGCGTTGTTATGGAATGGCCTACCTTAAGAACAGACGCTCTGGTTTTTCATTCATGGCATCAGGCGAAACTGTTAACATGGCCACAATATCATCTGATTCACGGTTCGGAATATTGTCCAAGTCCGGGGCTGACGCTAAAAAAATGTTTACCGATAAGGTTGTACCAATATCCCTTAACTACCCGTTCTTCTTCAAGCCAATACAAGACGGTATGGACCGCCCAAAAACAGAGCTTGCCTACAGAGTACCAGCGTCGAAGCTTACCAGAAGAAAACTTGATCAAGGTGAAGCGCCACAGGAGATCGACGGTCTCGACACCACAATCGACTGGAAGAACACAGGGGACAACTCGTATGACGGCGAAAAGCTCAAGCTCCTCGTACACGACGAATCGGGTAAATGGGAGAGGCCAGACAACATCCTCAACAACTGGCGAGTTACGAAGACGACATTAAGATTAGGTAGTAAAATTGTAGGTAAATGTTTAATGGGATCTACAAGTAACGCTTTAGACAAAGGTGGTGAAAACTTTAAAAAATTATACTATGCTTCAGACGTTACAAAGAGAAACCGCAATGGACAGACTAGCTCAGGATTATATTCTTTGTTCATACCTATGGAATGGAACTACGAAGGATTCATTGACGCTTATGGATTACCTGTATTCGAAACGCCAAAAGACGCAGTTAAAGACCCACAGGGTGACTTAATAACAACAGGTGTTATAGAACATTGGGAAAATGAAGTTGATGGTCTTAAAGATGATCAAGACGGTTTAAACGAATATTACCGTCAGTTTCCAAGAACAGAAAAGCATGCGTTTAGAGATGAAGCAAAATTATCTTTATTTAATCTAACTAAATTATATGAACAGATAGATTACAATGAAGATGTTAAAAATAAAGTTTTAGTTACACAAGGTAACTTTCAATGGGCTGGTGGGATTAAAGATACTACAGTTAATTTTTATCCTGAAAAAAATGGTAGATTTCTTGTTTCTTGGATTCCACCTGCAAATCTGCAAAATCGTGTAATAATAAAAAATGGAGTTAAATATCCTGGCAATGAACATATCGGTGCTTTTGGTTGTGACTCTTATGATATATCAGGAACTGTAGACAAGCAAGGATCTAAAGGGTCTTTGCATGGTTTAACTAAGTTCAGTATGGAAGACGCTCCGTTTAATATGTTTTTCTTAGAATATATATCAAGACCACCAACAGCAGAAATATTCTTTGAAGATGTACTTATGGCATTACATTTTTATGGTATGCCTATACTAGCAGAGAATA